CTTCTCATCAGGTGAAGGCTCACCATTCGGAAGGGTAATCAATTTAGAAGCAGAGAATCCTGTCTGAGCATTGCCCAAAACATGACGGCTGACTTCAATGTCAGATTCAATATAGTTCAAAGCACCCATGTAGCCAGGCAGAGCATAGGTATCAAGTCCAGGTCTATATTCTTTTATGTAAAGAATCTGCTTTCCTTGCCTCAAATCAGTATTGAAAGCATTCATGATGATAGGCTCATATTTCCTATCGTTCCAATCCTTTTTATACCAAAATTGAGTATTGTCATGATTGCTGCGAATCTTGGTGTAATCAATGTGAGAAACAGATGCAATGTTGCCACCTGTAACGGACCAAATAACCTCAAGATAAGCACCTCCAAAAATCTCAATATCAATGCTCACCTTCCTTGTCAGGTCATTCAAATTCTCATAAGGGTTGGGTGATTTGATAAAAGATTCAGCAGCAGGGTCAGCCTCTTTCGTTGCCCATCCATTGCCAATAATATAGTTTACCTTTCCTTTTACAATGCTGTTATGTTTAGCACTTTTGTTGTAGAGAGCCAAAAGATAGTTCGGGTAGTCATTGCGTTCACCGAACTCAATATAACCACCTTTGCTGCCTTTCTTTTCCCTATACTCAGGCTGTCTTGCCTCTTGGAAATTCAATATGATTAAATCGTTCATCATCTTGTTATGTATGTATTATCAACCGAATGCTGCACATAGCTGAAACTTTCGGAATCATTTAATCTCATTATCCCTTCTTCAAGCAATCCTGTCGCTTCTGAATACTCCTTATTGTACGCACTTGCTTGTTCATAGATATAGTAAAGCCATTCCCCTGCATCTGCCCAACCAAAGTATTTGTTTACGTCAATGCTGAATTTATTGTACCTATCCTTGAACAGGCTAACATCGGCAGCATTTAACAAAACAAAGGTAACTTCTACTCTCGTTTCACGATTCACAAAACGAAAAAGATAATTCGGAGTAGTCAAAGTTTCCTTCTCCGTTAATGTTAAATAGACAAATTGGGTACTATCTTTCGTGAGATGTATCATTAATGCTAAATAGAACAATCACTACTTTTTGCAGGAAAAGAAAAAGCCACCCCGAAGGATGGCTCATTTCACTAACCTATTAAAAACCCCAAAGCCTTAGGAAGTAAGACCTGCAATGATACCGCTGTTTACCTCAGGAGCAAGAGCAGGTTCACCGCCTGTGAAGGTCAAAGTATAACCGCTTCTATCTCCTTGTGCAGTACCTGTGGCAGCATTACCTGCTGTCAGGTCAAGTCCATTGATTTTGCCCAAGAGCCAGTATTTGCTGTTGCTATCTTGAACAACTGCCATCAGATTATTCTGAGCCAAAAGAAGGATTTCATTCCTTGTATTGGCTTGAAGTTTATTGAGAATTATGGTCAACTCAGGAGCATAAAAGACAGTTCCGTTCTCTACGGAAGCGGTGATATTTTCAGTCAGGCTTCCTGTATTCTTTACCAATTGGTATTTATAGAACACTTTACCTGCTGCTTTGGTAATCGCTGAAACAACACCAGAGGCTTCCGTTACGGCAGTAACATTGTCAAAAGCGATAAACCAAACGGCTTTAATACCACCTAAACTGTCTTTGCAGTCCAAAGTATAACCCTGTGTTAAAGCACAAGCCATTTTGTTAATTTTTTAAAGTTATAGAAAGATGGGAGATTTTACTCTCCCACCTTATTTGTTAAATCTTAGACGAAGAACTTCACAATCTCATCAGGGAAGGCGAAGTTAACACCCATCTTGAATTCTGATACGAAACGCACCTGGTCGGCTTCTTTTGCGTAAAAGATTTCAAATCTTTCCTCTTCGTTCAGAAGGTCAGTACCGATGAAGAAGTTGCTGATACGAGCAGCTACAATCTTACCGCTACCATTCAAACCTTGAACAGCGATTACCTTTACGTTAGTGCCAGGCAGGTAGAACTCACCATTAGCTTTGGCATCGTATTGGTAGTGGTACAGGTTGCTATTCTTCAACTTAACTGTGTAAGTACGGAAAACATCCATACCGCAGAAGATAGCGATATCATCCTTATCAACAACCTGTGCAGGGATAGCCTTGTAGATATCATCAAAGATAGATACTACGTTAGCATCGGTGATTGCAGTTTCTACAACACCATGATTTGCAACTGTGTTAGCATTTACAACAGAACCACCTGCGGCAGTAATCAAGGTAGTGATACCTTGGAACTTGTTAAGGTTAACATCAACTGAAGCAGTTGAACCTTGCCACAAAGTTTTTTCAAGTTGCTCGGCGATTTTCTCAGCCTTACGCTTAGAATACTCTTCAGAGTAAACCATGCTGTCGTACATAGAACCTGCAGGGAGAGCCTTCTGCAAGTATTTTGCTTCAAGGTCTTTCAAGCACAATGCTTCGTTAACCTTGATTTTGCCTACTGTTACAGTCCTCTGAGTGAAAGAGGTAGTACCAGAAGCGGTGAAACCACAAGAAGAACCATCTTGGAAGATTGCATCAGTATCCATGATGTTGATGGTTTCGGCAGATTTTACACCTACCATAACGTTGCCCCTATCTTTAATCAGAGAGGCAGTTTTGCTACCCAATACAGATGAAGCTACAAGGAGAGCCTCATTTTCTTTTGTATAGTTAGCCAATGTTCCTACACTAAATCCCATTTTATTTGATTTTTATTGTTAAAAAAATTTTACTTTATTGATTTAGCAAACTGCAAAAACCTTTCAAGTTTTGCCTCTTTGCTTTCTACATGAACGTTGAATTTGTCCTTTGGTTGCTCAGTAGCTTCAGCAGATGGAGTGTTGATGAGTTGAACCAAAACATCAGACAAATCGCTGATACCTTTGCTGAATCTTGCCTCTTGTTGAGCCAATTTAGCATCATAGGACATCTTGATTTCATCCAATTGCTTCTGCATTTCTTCAATCTTCTTCTTCATCAGTTCTTCAGCAGAAGGTTCGGCAGGAGCATCAGGGATGATTTCCTCTTCTACCTTGTCTGCTTCTGGAACTTCCAATTCAAGGATAGTTCCTGCTTCATCAAGAACGATTTTAGTGCCATCAGCGAGTTCATGCTCACCGACAGGAGCAGGAGATTGCTGACCTGCTTCATCTACAATCATAACTTTACCGCCAAGTTCAAGTTTATCAATCAAAACCTTCTGTCCTGACATCAAAACGTATTCCTTTACGGATTCAATAGGTTCGGCAGATTCCTCTGCCATTTGTGCCGCAGGTGCTTCCGCAACAGGCATCATGCCGTTGTCAGTGAACATCTGCTGAATCTTTTGTATAGCTTCCAATGGAGTCATAAAACGATTTTAGCCATAAGTAGTTAACTATTTAACATTCGGCAAAATAGAAAAGGCTCAGAGAATATCTAAGCCTTTACTTTATTTATCACTTGTATGGGTTAGCGGACCTGTTCTAAGATGGCAACTATCTCCTGCCACATAGCCTCATATTTCTTATCGCCTGTTTTTCGGTAATTAAAAACACCTTCTACTGAGAATCCTTTAACTTTTCCTTCCTTTATCAGTTTCCATACATCATCATTTTCAACTTTGAAAGAACCGAACCATGAGCCATCAGGTACGTTTTCAAAACCTAACATTGGCTTGATGCCTCGCTTTTCATCACTTATCCAAGATTCAAACATGGTAAGTCCATTAACAATGCTTCCGCTGTCATGCATCAGATTAACATTTTGATGATAACCTTTGCGGAAAAACTTTTGTGCTATCTGCTTAATGGTGTCCTTAGTGAATTGGACATAGTATTCACCATTTTGGTCATTCCTATAAATGGGAGTATCTGCCAACATCAAAGGACCTGAGATTATCTTTTCTTCCTCATCTTGTATAGCAAAGGATTGCTTCTCAATCTGCCTCAGTTTACGTTCTGCCCAATCAATCATGGCATCGCCTCCCCAGGCATCCCACATTAAACCTCCGCACCCTTCAGAGTATGGCACATCTTTATTCTGCTGATGCCTACGGAAACCGCTAATCCTTGCAATAGTATCCCTTGTCAGGTTCTCCCTGTTGGCTATTTGATTGGCTCTTATTTTACCTGTTGATTCTCCGCAATCGCCCCAACCATGTTCTTCTGCCCATTTCAATGCTCTTTTAGCATTATTTACCGCTGCCTCTGGGTAATCGTTATATGAATCTTCAGCGAAGGCAAGAAACTGCCTCTCAATGGCAGGGCGGTCAACCAATGCCACAAAGTCCACCTCTACATCGCTGTCATCTTCGTTTGTAATCTCTAAATTGAAAATGGGTAATTTCTTTTCCATATTGTTAAATTTATCCGAGCCTTGCTGCTCTGTTTATTCTTGTTATCTTTTCCTGTGAGTTAGTAACATCGCTTTCCAATACATAGGCTCTTGAAGTTGCTGAACCCAATTGATTTATGGATTGCTGATTTAATTGTGTCAATTGTGCTTGAGGTGCAACAGGTGCTATCGGGGCAGCACTTGGTGCAGGTACGTTTCCGGAACCTCCAACACTTGCAGAGCCTTTTTTAAATTTAGCAATTGTCGCAGCAGTTATTGTTGCAATCCCAATACCTGCCCTGATTTTAGCAGCAGTAATCTGTGCAGCTGTTACAGGTATTCCCAAAGGTCCAAGCGGTGCATTCGCAGCAGCAATTCCTGCAATTTCTCTTTGTGTATCTACAATGATTTTACCAATTGCTAATGCTTTATCAGCAACAAACAATGCATTTGCTATTTTTTCATTCTCTGATACAAGCCCTGCTAACAATTGTAAACCTCCACTAACTGCTGCAAATTTTGCTTCTTGCAGTTCTCTTGTTGATTTTAATTCTGCTTCATCTAATGCCTTTTGGTCTTGTAATGCCTTTAGCTTTATCTTATTCTGCCTTTCATATTCCTCATTATCTTTTTTAGTTTGTTCCTCAGCAATCCTTTCCATTTCAGCAGCATCTTCTTCATCCTGCTTCTTTTGTGCTTCTATGGCATCTTTCTTCCTTTGCTCATTTATTTTATCTTCTGCTTCATTGAAATCTTGAACTATTTTTTTCAATCTTTCCTGATGCTCTAATTCTTCTTTTTCTCTTTGCTCTCTTGCCTCCTGTGCTTTTTTTCTTCTTGCTTCTTCTAATTCATTAAGCCTTCGTTGTTCTGCTGCATCAAGTACAGCCTTTTCGTTATTTAATTCCCTATATCTTTTCGCTTCTTCCTTTGTTAGTTGGTCTTCACTTGATGCTTTCTTCTTTAAAAATGAAAGTTCATCATCTGCTAAACGCTTAGTCAGTTCATAAATCTCTTTTTCCTTTCCTCCTTGAGCCTGTAAAACCTTTATTCTGTTCTGAATCGCTTCTGCATTCCTATCCGTTTTAGCTTTCAATGCATCAAGCTGCCGTCCGGATTCAGATGTAACACCAACAAAATCTGTAAACTTCTGAACAAGACCCTGCACAAATCCTGCAAGTTTTCCAAGTCCAGGAAAGAGATTTAGTACAACCTTTTTAACAGTATCAAAGTTTGCAATAAGTAATCCAAGTGCTACAACCAATGCACCGATACCTGTGCTGATAATGGCTGACCTAAGAGAACCAAAGGCTGTACTAACAGAATTTTTAATTACTGCTCCTAACTGCTTGAATGAATCAATGCTTTCGCCTACTGTCTGCAATCCTTGAGAAAGTGCTAAAGCAGATTGAACTTTAACCAATGTTTTCTGAACGTCCTCTCCTTCTTGACCAAGCAATCCCAAAGCACCTTGGACCGCTGCAAATCCACCTGCAACACCAGAAAGTGTAGAAGATAATGCTTTGAATTTAGCATCAGGATTGAAGGCATCTGTCAATGCTTTGGCATCACCGATAGCATCCTTTAGCTGTGCTGCTCTCTTAGCTGCTTCAATAGCTTCTTTTGATGTAGCACCAAACTTTTCAGAAAGTACAGTTACATCATTTTGTGCCTGTCGTAACTGCTGCTTTAATGAGCCTACCGATTTACCGACATCACTACTATCAACTTCAACTTTTATACCTACTATTTCCTGTGCCATCTTATGCGTATGTTAATTCAATCACTTTTAAAAATTCAACCTTTGTCGTATTCAAGTCCATCGGATTGTAGTCCATGATTTTGTTAATTCTCCAAAGGCTGCCATTGATATATATCAGTTTGCTAAAATCTAAGCCATAGATATCTGATTCCTTTAATAGCATATTACAGGTCAGCAGTTTGCTATCTTTATCAGTTATCTCAGCTACATTCTCGGACCAATAGCCATTATACAGGTTAGCTGATGGGTAAGCAGTAGCCAGAACAAAGTAAAGTTCTTTTGGTGAACCGAAGTTAATATCTGATGTTGGAGCATCAGGGTCATTGAGATGACCTGCATATCCGTAATCGGTTTTGTTAGTCAAGGTTGTTGCTCCGTTCTTAATCGCATAAGATGTTACTCCTGTAATCTTTTTAGCCTGTAAAATGCGGATAGTATGTTCTGTCTTGTCCTCTACATTGTTTGATATATTGGATGTTTGGTTTGATATTTTCAAAATTGTGCTATAAACCTTGTCTTGTCCAGAATATCCAACCAAAGGAGTGGATGCGAATATCACCTCCGCTGTTTGTTTATCATTTGCGAACTCATAGCCTGTATCCTCTATAAAATCGCCATAGGCTTGAGCATACTTTTTAAAATACTGCTCATTGTAATAGTCCACATCCGTTTTGTACTTGAACTCAAAGTATCTACCATTCAGTTCAGACATAGGCTTCAGCCTTATGACTTTGCTGTGGTCTACCTTATAGGTCCAATCTAATTTAGTTCCTGATGTATCGTAATAGTCAATGTAAGGCTCTATATTTAGATGCTTTGATTTATCCTTGTCTTCTGTTACATATAGATTGAACATTTTAACAATTGATGCAAAGAAATCTCTTTGAAAGATACCTTTCGGGATGCAATTGTTAATTGTTATTGGCTCATTATATCCAACAGGAACTTGACTGATAGTATCGCTGACAACCCACAAAGCACCCTCATCAACTGTGTATTGAGTAGCAGCACTTGTTACATAGGCATTGATAGTGTCATTCGTACTGAGGCTCGTTGCATAACTGAAGTCCACAAAATAGCCTTGAGGCTCGGAATAGACAGTAAATGTCTGCGATGCCACATCCGTTCCGTTCTTTTGCAGGGAAACTGTTACATCCGTAGAAGGTGCAGGGTCTGGAAATACATCCGTAAAATCCCCTTCAAGCCTTAGCCTAAGAGTGCAGCTAAATGTGGTTGCTCCATTATACCTGTAAGCAGAACCAACCAGAGTGAAGTTACCTGCTGTCGTTGTAGTAAAGTCAGGATAATTATCTGTGTTATAGGTTGCTACATTTGCATTGGCATAGAAAGCATTGCTGCTGTCCGTTGTCAATGTAGTAGCATTTGAAGGGATAATCAGCCTTTTGAAAAGATTGGTAGTAAAGAAGGTTGAAGAATAGGTATATCCTGAGCCTGTGATAATCTTGTCCATGTATTGCTTTACATAGAGTGCAGGTTTGAAGGCTTTAAAATCCCAATCCGCTTTGTTTGTACTGACCTGCCCATAATCAATCAAAGGATAATAAACCCCTCCACCTGATACGTTATTCCATGAATCAGCAATTGTTAATTCATTCCAATTCTGATTCGCAATGCCGAAATCAATATCTTCAAGTTTGCTATTACCTAAAGCGGAAATAAAACCTCCTAATTCCCCAAAAACAGCACATTCATACTCTATCTTCTCGCCATCAATGATTACCTCTAAAAGCCTTAAAACACCTTTAAAGATTTGTATTTTATCTACATAGATGTAACATGATGCTGACTTGGCAGCATTGAAGTTGTAACCCACGTTCGGTTGTCCCTGATTGTAAGCATTGGCAGAGCCGAACTTGAATATATGACCGAATTGATTTACCTCGCCTTCAATCTCAAGATTAAACATTTTATCCGATACTCTTAGCTTCTGCTGCCATTGGCTTGAGGTTATGTTAAAAGGATAATAGTAACCGCCCTGCTCCATGTAAACCTCAGGCGAAGCCAATAATTCCTTTATCCAATTGTAATTCGTTTGATTTATATAATCGGATGTAAGCCTATATGTTACAGATTGGTCAATAGCAAAGTTCACAATACCTGGATTGATTCGCTTGTAGCTGTCATAGGTCCTCATGGATGTGCTTCCAGAATCATACTGCCAATTCATTCTCTGATAACTCTTTTTATCAATTGCCCTGCTTTCCTTATTAACCAAACGGAAAACAAAAGTGTCATATCCTCCCAATTGATTAAGGAAGTGCAATGATATAGGAGTAAATCTTGGATTGCAGTTTAGCTTTACCTTGATTTCATCGGATGACGTAGATGAATAATTTAACTTTACCCCATAGGCATAATCAGATGAACTGATAAAAGATGAACCAAGGTAAGTATTAATGGCAGAAGGAGATACATCAAGCAATCCAAAACTGCTGATTGTTTCTGATGAGCCTGTGGATGGACTGCCTGAGGTAGCACCCGATTCAGAATACTTTTGTATGGTTGCAGTCATTGATGTGGTAGTTCCTGAGGCATTCATCCAACCGATATACATCTTTTCAGAAAAGGCACAGTCAATGTTTGATAAATCCCTGTTGCTTATCCACTTGGTAACAAAATTGCTAAAGTATGATGTTGAAGGATTGCGGAATGGGGGATTGTAAAAGTTAAATGCTCTGTAAGTAGCAGTAGTCAAATTGGTGTAGGTAGTTCCTCCGTATTCTTCCCCGTACTTTATTTCATAGTTGACATATATGTCATCTCCATCATAGCTGAAAAGTGTTTGTGTGCTGTTAGGCTTGAAATATGATGCCAAGTAATTACGGACAATGTTCCCTGCATTGAAATAGCCTTTTGATGATGTAGGGTCTGGATATTGCTTTACCCTTGCTACCTGTACGGAATTTATGTAGACATCAAACACAAATTTGAAGTTGGTAGATGCCATGTTTGTGGATGTTACCACCAACCAAAGGTCATCATGTGCCGATGCATAGGATTCGGGAGTGCTATTAACTGTTATTGCCATTGTTACTTATTCTTGTCATTAATTAGGGAATTTACCTGCTTTACACCTACCCTGATGTCTGAGCCTACGGATTTAGCCATAGCTGCTGCAAATGAATCTCCGAAGTATTGTTCAATCGCATTATCAAAAAAGCCTGTTTTAGGCAAACCTTGTCTTTTTATCTTTCTTGCTATCAGCCATGCTCCCTGCCTTGATGAATCAAGTTCTGAAATGGCTTTACGTTTTTTTTCAAGTCCTGTTATGCTGTATTTCTGTTTCCTGCCCAATATTCCGTTTCGCTTCATCCATTTTTGAATCGCTAAAACCATTGGACCATTTAATGAAGGAGTACGAGTTTGGAATTTATATGGTGAGTTTGGTAGCTGTGAATCTTTACCCTTAACACCCTTATTTACATAATCATAATATCCTGCTGCCTTGCTTGTTTTAGGATATCCGATTTCTATTGTATAAACTCCAGATTGTTTTATCAATTCTCCTTTTTGGATATCCCTATCCAATCCACCTGTATCAATTTTATTTAAAGCATCAAGATTCTCTCTTACCTTTTTGATAAATTCCGTAGCATAGGCAAGTATGGTTTGTTCAGTTATAGGAAGTGCAGAATATCCTTCTTCTTGGAATTTATTAGTCGGTTTTTTTCTTGTTATATTTTCTTGCAGTTTTGATAACTCCTCAATCAAGGCTTCATTCGCTGCAATCTCGTTCTGTATCTGATTAGTGCTTTTTGCCATATGCTTGTTTTATCAATTCGCTTTCATACTCTGCTTTGGACTTCAGATAGGAAAGGTCATTGAGGAAGTTCAATGTGTTTAACTCATAAGCCTCTTGTAGTGGGATTCTTTCATACTCGGCAACCAATGAGGCTTGATAAAACCATCCAAAATGCTGCATAAAGCCTGATGTGCTGCTTCTGCCTGATACCACGGCAGTTATCGGAGCGGATAACATATCATCCGAATAGGATGAATGGTCCGCTGCATTGTATTTTTTATCTTTCCATCCGAACAATCCCCTTTTCTGTGGCATGACCATACAAGCCATGATTCTGTGAAGATTGCCATTTACATCGGAACTGAAGTGCTTAGATTCAATATACCGAGCCACAGGCATCTGCCTGATGTCATATAAGCACCTGTAACGATTCCCGTTGATTTTAAGCCACTTTACTGCCTTAGGTTGTATTTCCTCATGGACAAAAGAAATAGAGGCAAGAAGTGGCTTTAAATGGCTTATAGGAAGGCTATCAATCTCATGCTCTGTTTGATTGGTCAGGATTGCTGCTGCCTTTACGGATATGTCCATATCGGTAAGACCTTCAGCATTGGCATAAAGTTCATTTAACTGCTGCCATTGAAAAACTGTTACATCATTCCATGTCATAATTGTAAATAGATAAAGTTTGATAAATTATCTTACTGCGGTAAATATCGCCGTTATATTCTAAAGAAATGAATATCTGCCTGTTCCTGTATTGCTTTGAAGGTGCTGCCATGCCAGACCCAAAGCCATAACGCAGTCATCATGGAAGCCTTGCGGTGCAGAATACCTTACCCCTGTGGCTGTGTACTGATATTCAAAGATTTCCAATTCCGATGATATTGCCCCTTCTGGGAATGTTATCCTCCTTTGCTGAATGGCTGAAGCAAGACCGACCATTAGGTTCTGCTTGGATGTTTGGCTAAACTTGAAGCCTGTAACTTCTAAGCCTTCCCTTTGCAGGTCCTCAAAGATAGGGTCTCCCACCCCTGTGCTATCCATAAGGATAGGTGCTTTTGTTAAATTAATGATTGTCTGCTTTGTCTGCCTCCAATCCTTCTGGAATCGGTCAAAGTATGCTACTGACCCATTCTTATCCAAACCAACAATGGCAGTAAAGTCAAAAGATTTAGCAAGGTCTATTCCGTAACATACCACAGGATAGCTTGATAGCGGAAAAGTACATTGCCTGATAAAAGCAGAGCCGAATGGATTAGCAGCATTCTCGGCAGGGTTCGCCATGTATTCCTGCTCAAATACCGCTTCCGGTAGCTGTGTCCTTGCATCATCAACCTCCATTTTATCAATGTATGGGTTGTCATAGGTGCTGAACTTGAAAGATGCCCAATCAAGTTCTCCGTTAATTCCTTTGAGGTACAAGGAATAAAAGTAATTCTTGCCCTTAGGAGTTGACAGAAACAATGCCCTGCCTTTGTAATCGGTAAGGGTAGGACGGATTGAATTTAACCATCCATCTTCAAGGTTAGGAATAAATGAAGCCTCATCAATGACAACAAAGTGAAACTTCCTGCCTCGCAGGTTATCAAGCCTCTCACCTGTAAAGAATTGGACCGAGCCATCATTCGGAAAGGCTATTGTTAAATCTGACCTGTTGGATTCAAATGGTACTGCCTTGGCTAATTTATCAAAGAAGGTTTTTGCGAGGGCATAGGTTGGGGTTATATATGCGACTGACCTTCCTACAATGGCATTGGTTACTATTTCTATTTGTGAGAGTTCTGACTTGCCGAATCTCCTACCACACATGATAACACGAAATCTGCTTGAGTTGTCAAGGATTCCTTGTTGGTTAATATGTGGAGCAGGTAGTTCAAGAATCATAGAATTGTCTTACCCTGTGTGAATACTACCTCAATTTTGCCATCGGTTGTTACCTGGCTTGTCTCCTTTGGCTTTCCGTAAACTCTATTTAACAAAGTATCAATGGAATAAAGGCTTCCCTTCTTTAGGCTTGTCATCAAAGCATTGGCTATGGTCTTTTCCAATATAGTAGCTTTAGGATTATCCCATACCTGCTTCAGTTCCTCCATATCCATTGACATGATTGTTTGTATTGTATCATTTACCTCACTCAACTTGTAGCCTTGCTCCTTTAACAAAGTAATATACTTCTTCGGTCTGCCATTCGGGTTCATTGTTTCACCCTTTGCAGGTCGCATCAGTTTACCGCCATTCCTTCCCTTTCCTGTTAAAGTTGCCATACGATGTTGCTACGATGTTTTGATATATTTTTTACCATTCCTTTTGACTTCTAAAGTCGGGTCAAGTTTTATCATTCTGTCCACTATCACCTGGCAATACTTTGGGTCAAGTTCCATGCCATAGCATTTTCTTTTAAGTTGATGTGCTGCAACCATTGTTGAGCCACTACCTAAAAAAACATCTAAAACGATATCACCTATTGTTGATGAGTTTTCCAAAGGCTTACTACACAATGGTATTGGTTTCATTGTTGGGTGTTCGTCAGAACGAGATGGTCTATCTATATCCCAAACTGTTGTCTGCTTTCTATCTCCATGCCATTTATGAGATGCACCATCTAACCAACCATAAATACAAGGTTCATGCTTCCAATGATAGTCAGACCTTCCGAATGTACTATTGTTTTTATTCCACACTATATAAGATTTGAATAAAAACCCAGCATCTAAAAATTGCTGTATAAAATTATGAGTTTCAGATGAAGCGTGCCATACATAAATTGCACCACCTTTTTTTAAACCAGTTGATATTGTTGTATAAACATCATATAAAAATTTAGGAAAATCTTCAAGTTTATCATTAGCAATTTTCTCTCTTTTTTTGCTTCCACCTTCATAATCAATATTATATGGAGGGTCTGTGTGGCACATATCAGCAAGTTGTCCATTCATCAATTTTGCAACCTGTTCGCTATCTGTTGAATCACCACAAAGTAAACGATGCTCTCCTATTTCAAATATATCTCCAAGTACAATATCTGTTTTTAGATGTTCTGGTATTTCATAATCATCTTCCTCTACCTCTACCTCTTGGACCTTGAAATCAGGAATATCTAAACCCCATTCTGATAATTCTTCAGCATTCCAATTGTTAGCAAGGTCCTCCCAATCCCACTCTCCGAATCCAACGTTATCCTTAATGATAAACTGCTTTTGCTGCTCTTCTGTTAAATCTTCTGCATAGATTACAGGTACGAGCTTCAGTCCTGCTTCTTTACAAGCCTTTAGCCTCATGTTTCCTCCAAGGACTACACTATCTGCATTAACTACGATAGGGCGAAGGTTAAGCATCTCAGGAAACTCTTGGATTGATTTAACAAGTTTCTTGAACTTGTCATCCTTTATCAATCTGGGATTGTTCGGGTTAGGCTTGATGCTTGATATTTTTGCGATTGTTATATTCATGTTCATTTTCTAAATATATGAATGAGTTCTTTTGATGTAAATGCTGCTTCTATTGCGATGAGTACAAAAGCGAAAATTATCATTCCTATTGTCATGAAATAAACTATCTGAAAGGTCCTAACGATGATGAACCAGATATCAGATAAATAATCCTTGAGGGTTACTTTTTGCTCTGGTTTACACTTTGGCAATGTGGGCATAGCGATTGGTTTTGTTGTTTATGAATTGTGATTGTGTATTTCTTTCGGCAGTTTCGGCAGGTAACCCATGCTGCCACAAATTTAGCAAATGATTTCATTTAATGTGATGTTGTACTGTTCAAAGATATCATTCAGTTGGACTATGTTTATATGCTCATATTCCATAGCAAGTTCCTGAATCTTAAAGAGAGCAAGAGCCATGTCCGTTGATTTGATGCATCTCATGTGAGCCATCCTATCATCTTTTTCATTGAGGTTGAATCTGATTGTAGCATTCATAGTTTTGATGTTTTGTTAAATTTATGACTTTAATTCGGAATTATTCCGATTAGAATCTTCTTTTTTATCATTTTCTTTCTTGCCGTTTTCATATCTGCCTGAGGCAAGGATGGCTGTCCAGACCTCAATGGCTTTCTCTCTTGTAGGGTAAATGCAGTTTCCTGCTCCAATCTTCCATTTTCCGTTTTCGCATTTGCTTACAGGCATGATTCAAAGATTTGTTTTCGTTCTATATTTATTTTTCTGATATCAAAGTTTTCTAAGCACCACTCACGATTGGCTTCACCCATCTCTTTTCTATAAATAGCATCTTTGCAAACTTTTTTAACAGATTCAAACCAATCGGACTGCCTGTTTACTTTAATCACATAAGGGCATTCTGAATATGGTTGAACATTTGAGCAGATAACTGCCAAGGATTTAGTCGCTGCTTCCAATACTTTAAGATTGGATTTCATGCCGTTAAACCTTGATTCCACTAAAGGAACAAGGCTGACATCTGCTTCTTTGTAAAAGTTAATGTAAAGGTCCACAGGCAATCCTTCTCTGATATTTCCATTGACATTGAACCCTGAGAGAAAGTTATCAATCATCCTGTGCCATATCGGGGTCTTTATTGTATTATCAGGTTCATATCCGCATATTTGAAAATGTGCTTTGCTTTTGATAAAAGGGTCTGCTGATATTCTTTGCATCGGTCTTTTCAGAATAGCCATGTCTTTTTCATGGGTAGCCGAACCTGCCCAGATGAAACGAACTAAATCTGATTCTGTTTTATCAGTAGTGAATTGGTCCTCACCATAAGGCAAAGCATTCGGAAGGATGTGTACGTTGTTATTTAGCTGCTTGATTTCATTGTATAGCCTTTCATTGGTGCAGGTAACTACATCTGCAATCTTAATGTGGTCAATGATTCGTTGAACAGGATAGGTAGAATAAAGCATATGCCAAACATCAAGATGCCAATAATCATCTATGTCAACAACTAATTTAAAGCCGTACTTTTTGCGGAGGTTGTCTATATCATTCGCCTCATGACCTATTACATAACGATTGATAAAAACTATATCATATCCTTTATCAAGTTCTTCCTCTGTCAATGTATCTGTCAGCATTGCATACTGCTTCGGAAGATACATAGTAGGAACAAAAAGCCTATGATAAGATACTCCTGATTGTCTTGAACCGACTGCTAAAATTCGCATTTAAATAGTTTTGCCCAGGGTGTTGGGTGTGATAGATTCTGTTCTAATTTATATCCATAGGATTCAAACATCTTAACCCATTCCTCATGACTGCAAATGTTAATATGCCCCCACTCATAATCCCATTCCGTATGCTCTGGAGTAGATGAGAAAAGGATATATTTAGGTTTTATCTTTTCTAACAATGCATCTATTTCCGAATCAGTCATATGCTCTGCAACCTCAATCCATGAAAGAACATCGGTAGTTATCGGCTTGTCTATTATTGTTAAATGAGGAGCATTCTGCCGAATGTAATTCCTATGTGATTCAAAGATTTCATAAACATACGTTTCCATTCCTGCTTTGTGATAGGCATCAGCATAAACTCCTGTTCCTGCTCCATAGTCAAGAATGCTTTGTCCTAATGGTCTAACAATCTTTGCCACTTCTGCTGCTAAATTAGTAAAGGCAGGATTGTGAAAACCAATGCCCATTTCAAGTTCAGCCTTCAGAAATGCTTCTTCGCTTATTAGTTTACCATTGGAATGGTTGTTTATTATCTCTTTCATTTCTTTGCAGGTCTGCCTCTTTTTGGTTTAACAATCTCAGGCTCTGCTGCTGCTTCTTTCTCTACGTTTACATCATCCCAATAAGCCAATAGCCTTTTCATCATGTCCATAACACAGGCTGAACACCATGCTGTTAAAATATAATTCGGGTCAAGGTAGGTGCGATAGATTGTTTCATATCTATTCAAAACATCAATCGGAATGTTACGAAGGAAACCAATCCTTACCGATTCAAAGTTGATGATATGCTGATTGATAAAATCTTTATCTGATTGTGTCATTTCTTAAAGAATAAATTGTTTAGGAAATTGCGGAATAATGGAGCAGATACCCCACTCGCAAAGGCTACGAATAATGTGCTTACTACGAATGAAGGAAGCCAAAAGTAAATGACTGCCAGATAGAATGATAAACACATATGGCAATTGAAAGGCTTTACGTTTATCTTCCATTTCTCGGGGAATCTTCCCATATCAATGAAATAGAAAGATGTCAGGATTGCTGTTAGGATAATTTTAACTGTTATCATGGTTTTGGGTTTTATTCTTTTATTGTCATGTTTCGGACCTTGTAGTAAAGATATGTTTTAACTTTTTTTATTGTCATGCTTAATGACCGATATGGTATTTTAGTATTCCTGCTCAGTTCCATTATATTCATTCCGCTTTCAGAATATAGCTTAAAAATCTCCCTTTCATACCAATGCAGGACATTCATGCTCTGATTTAACTTTACAATCATTTCATCTTGATACTCTAAGTTCTCATCCTTGCTATCATACTTGCTATCCCATTCTTCAACCTGCTTTCTAAATTTGTTAAAGAAAGTTGACCTATTGGATTTTATCATTGAGAGCATTGTCCTGACAAGATAGAACTTTAAATATCCGCTTTGATGCATTCCAATCAGTTTATCTTCATCCATTTCGCAAAGAACCATAAACATCTCCTGCCGTAAATCATCCTGCAATTCAACAGGCTGCATCTTCGCTATTGCCTGTGCAATGTCTTTATCTTTGTAAAGTTCTGAGATAATATGGTTACGGGTTATATTCATTTAATCAGTACAATATCCTGACTGGCATCCTGCACCTTCCCCAAAGTTAAAATCCATTTGCAGACCTACGTTTAAAATTTTATCATATGTCATTTCTTTCTTCCACCTTTTTTTATCATTTTCTTGATTGGCAAACCATTGCATTTTTTCTGGGTTGTCCTCCCAATTTTTACGCAGTTGGTTTATGCTCTTCCAAAAACAACCTACACAATTGGAATCAGATGGGAAAGTTAAATTAGTTGAATTTGCCCAACTCACCACTCTTGGATGTATTATTTTATTGGTAACTAAAGGAAATGATGCTTCTCTCCATTCTATTTCTTCCCATTTGTTTTTAGTTCCTCTTTTTCCTACAATGCCTTTAAAGGTGTTTCTTATCCTTTCTGCCCTTTCCATTTCATCATATCTTATGCCGATATTCATTTTTACCTTTTCGCCTACATTTTTAAACCACCAATCAAAAATGGGTCGCATTTTCATCTCAGTTGTGCAAAACCTCCACATCTGATTGGGTAATCCTTTACCTCCTGTAACCTTCCGATTTACTTCTTCAAATGAATTACCATTAACCCATATTATTTCTTTCCCTAACATTTGTTCTAAATCACGCAATACTGTTAAAGTTTTATCATCTTCTGCGGTTGCTATAAATTCTTTGCCTATTTTATCAGAAACATATTGAATGATACCTTTGTCTTTTGGTGCAGCCTTTGGCTCTTCTATTGTAACCAATGCAAAAATGTTATAGTCAGCAGGATAATGAACTGCCATATATGAACTTGTCTTTCCTCCTGATAAACTATTTATGGTTTTCATTCCCATTCTTTTATCAAAACATTGCTGTTGTCATCCATTGCGATGAATACCATGCATCCTGCCTTTTTTGCTCTGGTCATAAAGTTAGCTTGATATTCTGATATTTTATCATTTTTTGTCTTGACTTCGCAAAAAACTGATAAACCTGTCTTTTTATCAAAACCGATTATATCAGGCACTCCTTTCAATCCATTGAACTTTCTGCCAGGTACTGCTAAATTGTTATGCCTCCAAACAAAGTAACCTTTCATCTCCATTTCAATCATGGCTATCTTGGTAATCATTCCTGCTGTTAAATCTTTCATAGTGTATCAAAGTATTTAGAAAGAACAAGCCTGTAACATTGATGCTCCATATAGTCATCATCTTCCATCAATGCTCTGATGTCCTGCTTTGTATAGGTATGACTTTTCATCATTTTAGCAGTCATCAGTTCCTTCACCTCTTTAACAATTTCAACCGAGTTAAATTTAAGCACCCCTCTGTTGTATAGGATTTTAAAGGAATCAATCCCGAATACTATATTATCCCATTGCTTGAATTTTTTATAGCATTCCAATGATAAAGCAACCTTTTCATCATCCATAACCTCTCTTGGCTGCCATTTGCTTTCTTCCAGCTTTGGTTTCATTTCTGATAGCTTCTGCATTCCATATCTCGCAAAGGACCTCAGAATCCTATGCAAGTAAAGCATTGAAAAGTTTTGATACGTTTCCGCTTCCATATCTAACTTTCCCTTTGCTGCTAAACTGAAGGCAAGGCTTAATTCCCCGATTTTTAGGTTAGGATATTCTTCCAATACTGATTTATACATATTTACCATTTCTGGCTGTGAAGGAAGTTTATCACCTTTCATGCCAAGCATTGACATTCCTTTTAACAATTCATCAATAAAGAGAGCCATGCTCGTTTCTTTTATGCTTGTAGTGATTCTGCTATTGCGGAATCTCTCAAGGTCTAATGCCTCGCTCTCTGTCAATGATTGCTGCGATTTCGTACATTTCTGCTCTCCGTTGAGCATAGAGGTCAGAGTTTGATTTAGTGGTATCATTTCTTTTATAGTTTTTTGTGTTTTTAATCCAATTTCTTGATGCTGCTTTCCAATCTTTCATAGGATTTTTCCCTACCTTCCAACCATTGCTTTCGTAATAGTTAAAAAAGTTTTCTGCTTCATCTAAATACCCGATGTCCTCAAAGTGATTCTGAACTTCAAATAATTCTGGTTTGATAAACTTTTTTGCTTTCTCTTTTATATTTATATTATTATTTATATTATCATTTATATTTCCATTTTCATTTTCCATATGGTTATCCATATGCTTGAGCATATGCTTAGCACTTGCATTGTTTCTTCTACTTTCGGTGTACTTGCTTCGCTTTTCAGCCTCTTCATACATCCTTTTGTTAATGTAAAATCCATCTACTAAATCAAATTTAGAAAACACAGGCTCTACATACGTTTTGCATATGCTTAGCATATCCCTTTCGGTTAGCTTACCATTTTGATGTTGTAGGCAAAGCAGGATGATATACATCCCGACTTCTTCATTGGTCATCGTTCTTGTTCCGCTTAGAAAATCAGATGTGTATAATAGCACAGCAGGGTCTTTTGCCATAAATAAAAAAAGGGGAAACAGGTGTAGAGTGTTTACCTGAATCCCCAGTTACGTTTGAACCTTCAAACACGAATCTGCACTCTACCTCAAATTCGTATTTGCTTACCACAAATATAAAACTATTTCTGCAATTCTCTTTCAATTTTTTTTATCCTTAATGCATAAGTTTTACCATTTTTTCCTTTTATCCGTTTACCTGGATGCCTTAGGGCATAGAGTTGATTGTACGGATAACCCAAGAAGTTAGCTGCATCTTTTAGGCATTTGAAGTGGATTGCTTTTTCTGTACGTTCTGGGAATGGCAGTTCAATATCATATAAGACATGGGGAACTGAATTTTCTAAATTAGCGTTTAAGGATTTCATATTTTATCATTTTAACATTACATGGTCAAAATAAAGGATGTCTTCTAAAGGAACAAGGACAAATTCAGATAAGCCATCATCTCCACCTCTTTTTATCTTTCCATCAAGGTGATACCTTTTTACTAAAGATTTTAACTCACCTGTCCGAATCATTAAAATGTGGCTGTGATTGCATAGAACGAATGCCCACCAATCAGCCTGAGTGGTACTGATGCCTGACCATTTACCTCTGCATTTATATTCAATTGCAAGGTTTCCTGTGCTATGTGCCAATCTATCTGTTTTAACTTCTACTTTATAGCCTCCAGATAAAAGGCTGTGTACTAATTTTTCGCCATCATGACCATAGCGAAGGTCAATATCAAAATTCTTTTCTGTATGTCCGACTAACATTTTTAAAGTTTTTTAATAGGTTCAAGGGTAAAGAACCCCTCCCGAAGGAGAGGTTCTATAAGGCTTCAGAAGGGCAAGGATTCCTCATTTACTGATTCATCTACCTTTGCTGCTGATTTCTTTACATTGCCAAGGATAACACCTTTAACACCTGCTTCTTTTGATAATTGAACTTTAAACGTACTTGTCGCAGATTTAACAGGTAGTTCACCTCGCCTCCATTTCTTTTCTTCTTCCTCTATTTCCTTCTGCCTTTCCTTTGCTACTTGAATTGTACTTTCAAGGATTGACCATTCTTCAATATGACTGTAGTCATATTTAACAGAAGTCATTTCTGATATGGTTGCTCCATAGACATCAGCCTTTTGTTTTGGGTGCTTATAGAGTTCATCCATGACACTATCTTGTATCTTCTCTTTTACAAGTTTACAAAGTTGCTCCATAGCATTCATGCGAATGGCTACATCAAGGCTATTGAGATTTCCATCAGTAACCTGCTGTGCAATAGAAAATGCCATTAGGTCCAATCCAAACTTGGTAGGGGCAATTTCCCCTACCTTTATTTCAGTTAGTGATTTATTTTCCATTGTTAATTTCGTTTTTTCGGTTAGTGAATGCTTCCTTAACAAAGGCATTGTGTTCTACCTTGCTCGTATTGGCAAAGTACAATTCCTTGATGTCATCTAAAGTTTGGGTTTTAGATAAGGCTATCAACAAAGTTCCTAAGGTTGGACATTCCTTTGATTCTATCTGTGGCAGTTCCTCAGGCTCTTGGACCAATGCAATAGAAGCAGGTTCAGCATTTGGGATAGTTTCTGCTTCGGATTCATCCAGAACACCCAATCCTAATAGGTCAAGGGTTGCTCTTCTTTTTGCTTTTGTTTCTGCCTTCATGATGGCATTGGCATAAGCCTCACCTTTCAAGCCTGTGATATTTACTGCTCCGATTGATTCTGTACATCTGCCATCAGGAAGGGATGCCTTAGATGTAACCTGATAAACCCCTACCGATTCAATCAATTCTCTTGATGTTATGAGATGACTAACCGAATGCAGTTTATTTAGCTGCTGAGTGCCAGAACGGGTGCAGTACAGTACCTCTCTGCCATTCAATCTTAGAATGTCAAATGGCTTGGTAAAAGGGTCAAGACCCATCCTTTCGCAATATCCGTTATAGTAACGGACTTTATCATTTGCTGCTAATTTTGATAAATCCCCATTGAGGATTAATTGAGATACTACATTACTC